ATAAAATATAATTATATGAGTTTTGGTGTAGCACACCAGACTCTACTAGCTGGTGTGCCACGACACCCCCGTGCTATGCTACAGCTCACGCTGCAGCACGCCCAGCCACAAGGACCGGACGCCCTTGGGCTCCAACCTAAAATTTAGTCCGAAGAAAGGAGGTTAGTCCATTTCTCCAGGCCTCTAGGCCGGAGACCCGGGTCATTGACCCATTGCCACGATGGTTTCACCGTGGTGCGACAGTAGCCGTGTGGACGTAAGTCCAGCAAGCCAAGGTCGTAGTCGTGTTGGTCGTAATCACTTGCGACCTCCACTCCTAACAACCGCTCGAACAAGCGAGCCTGTTCCCAACGTGCCACGCCGAGGTTTTTGATATCCTCGGGCGCGACCCCCTTACGCACCGCTTTGCGGAGCGTATCAACCGGGCAATGACAGCATCGGTCAACCTGTTTGCCAAATTTATGGCAGCGGTCGCAGTCCTTAACTGCAGACAGTACAATACCGTGGTATTGTACGTATCCGTAGTTGGGCTGTCGAACCAATTTCGGGTTGTCCCAGCCTTCATACCTAGTTTTGAGGTGGAAGTTGGTGCAGTACTCAGGTGATGTTTGGATCCCGACTGAGCCATCAGTATCAAATAAAAGATACCGACTCTCTGGCCAGGTCTTCCACATCTCGTCGAGTATGGCTTGGCGAAGACACATCATGCCTTTCCGGTACGCATTATTTGCGAACTGGACGTATGATGCCATGGCTACTCCGGCGTCGGACCGATAACCTGCTGCTCCCTTGAAGAATCTCGGGATGCGCATAGGTGCAACGTCTACGCCATCCATGTACTCCGCGCCGCAAGCTTCTCTGAAGTTGCAGCACAAAGCGGGGACGTAGTACGACTTCGAGGTGTTAACCTTGAAGTGCAACCTGTCTAGGATGGATTTTAACTCATCCCAGGCCAGACTATCGACGATAATGTCGTCGCCGTAAACAAGGTACTTCTTGCTGAGCACCTTGCAGTCTTCTCCCTCCTCCTTGAGGCGGGATCTGGTGTGTTTCAGGGCGATTTCGCAGCATGCAGCCAAGAGCAAGCTCATGGTTATAAAGCATGTCGCGGACCCCATCGGAGCGAACTTTTCCATATGCACGACCCTACCGTCACTTAACTTAGTGTAGTGACTTCGGGTGCAGCACAGGGCAAATTGCAGCTCCTTCACACCGGAGAAAACGCGATAGACCAGGGTTTTCGTAACCGAGTCGCTTGCACTTGACAGATCTACAGTAGCGAATTCGCCAAAGTAGCTGCCTAACGCACAAAGCTCCTGCGATGCCTCCTGGTCGTTCAACCTAACGTGCCGTCGGATGACTGGATGTTCATCGATAAAATCGAGAACCGCCTGTCTTACGCCCTGCTGAAAGTACTGCAGAGCAACTGGCTCGCGGCTAATCGTACGATTGGATATCATACTCTTAGGCACACAAACTAGTTCCGATACACGCTTCAGTTCGTCTCCCATTGGTATCGGGCAGTAATCGTCGACCGAATGGTCTAGATACTTGCTTAAATACCGCAGAGAGGCGTCCCCTTGCATGATGAGGTACTTGTCACCAGCTGACAGCTTACCCGTGAATCCCGACACAGAGCCGGGGCCATGGTGTGGCTTAAAGCCTTGAGACAAGTGGAACCCCGCAAACCAGGTTGTAATCTGGTCACGCAGTTCCGTAATTAAATCCTCATCATACTCGAGTTGCCCGTGGAGAACGTTTTCAAATTCGACGTACTCCGCCTCGCAAGCGCTCACTAGATCGACTGATTCCAGGTTAATACGCCTGGTGAAGTTAATCCAAGTGTTGCATACTGCAAAGGCATGCGGGTCACCATCGGCAAAGAACTTCTCAAGTTCACCTTTGACACACGATATGTATCTCCAGTGTTTCGAAGGATAGCCGACGTCGCGTTTAAAACGACGATAGCTCATGGAGCCGACCCATGATCGGGTTGGATCGTTACAAAGTGCTTTAAGCGCTTCGTCGACCTTTTTGGTCAGCGATCCGAACTCGTATGCGTCCAGCTCTTCAAAGCTGTTTAGCCAGGCGTCGTAACCTGGTTGACCACCACTAGAATTTGTGGCGGAGAGGAGATCAATACACGTGCAGCCAGCGAAAACTATCATTGACTGCAACAAGCGACTATCGCGGTCGCTTACCGGTTCGCCCCGGTAGGTGTACTGCTTAGTGGCCGCTGATTCGTACCACCGTTCCCTGAGCATTGCCAGGGATTTGCGTGTTTGACAGGCTCCCATGTCCTGCTAGCGCTTAATTGACAGCGTCAATGTAGCGCGGAGACAGGTCACCCTTGAGTGCACCCACGAGCGTATCCATAGAGGTAACGCCCGCGGCCTCAGCCGTGAAGCATTTGTCCAGCGCGCCAAGTACGCGATTTGTGACATCAATAGGAATGTCACTCTTCACGATAGGCGCAACGCTGGTCTCGACACAGATCCAGGCACGAGCAGGAATCAGGTACTGCTCCCCAGTAAGGGAGTTAGTAGCCAGATACTGATCGTTGACCTGAATCAGCACGCGTTCACCGCGTGTATCACCAAGCCTCTGAGCTGCGTCAATAGACGAGTTCTTGTAGACGTCGGTGAGGTCGGTCCGTGCAATACGCACGGTTTCGCTCGGTGCCAGTGCGGCACCAGTACGGTTGACGAGCTCACACTGATCCTTATTGATAGACTTCATGGAGAAGTCTCCGGACCAGTCCAAACTCGGCACTTTACGGGTTACGTTGATGCCAGATCTGGCGTCAACATACTGGGATGCAACAGTGAAGTTGCCTGCGGTGTAATTAACACTCATGGTAATTTTACCTCCTTTAAAATAGGTGGCTGCATATAGCAGCGCTTGTTTTAACCGTGCCTACCGCAGTGATGCGGCGTGGGGCGGCGGGGTATCAGACCCCTAGGTTTCATTTGCCTATCGGTCCACTGTAAACAGCAAACCAATGCCTGCAAGTAAAGACAGCAGGCCTGTCAACCCGGCTCATTCGCCGGAGCTTAACCATACGGAATCCGTACAGCTAAGTTCGTACCGACAAGGGTTAAGCGGGTCGCGACTACGATTGATCGGAAATCCGGTTACGTAGCAACGGCCAGCAACGTCGAAAGACGCCCATGGTACAATTTATATAAACAGCGTGTTACCACGCTGAGTTCTGGCGGCTTTTATAGGCCGTCAGAGAAGCCTTTGGACCACAAGAGCTGTGGCCTGAGGCAGTACGGAGACACCTGGAAGATGAACCTCCAGGTCGGGTACAGGGATGTCCAGACTGTCACGGACCTCGCGCACGTAGTGCTTGAAGTCTATTCGGTCTGCTCCATATCGATCCATTGCCACGGGAAATTTGCCAATATCCTTGTATGACCTAATATAATAGGCCAGATTAAGGTAGGCAGCCGTGGTAAAGACGTCAATGGAGGCCAAGATGTCCCCTACGTTTACAAACCAATCCAGCACGAAAGAGTACGGTATTAAGTCGTACCCATGCTCCAGAGAGGGTTCGAGGTCGGCCTTATACAGGACGTCCAAGAGTTTCCTCACCTGGCTTTGCTGCTGGTGGTAGTAGACGTTTGCAGTCAACAGGCGATCAATCTTCAGGAAGTTATCAGACAAGCTTTGTGACGCCCAGCCGCGAACTACGGCCGTGTCATCGAGCAAGTGTCCTAGCTGATTCTTCAGCTTCTCAACTCCTTCAAATATCTCTTCTGTGTCTGCGACAGTTAACCGAGTACCGTACGAGTACGATAGCGTCAGGTTAGCCAGGTTCTTGAACGTCGGTTTCGACGCGAAGTCCCTTAGCGGAGCAAGCTCCGCAATCGGCTGTCCTGATTTTACCATCTCGACTGCTTCCTTCAAGTACGCGATACTATTAATATCAACGTACTTGATATCAGCTAATGCTTGGGCGACTGCTAAACCGAAGTGCTTACGACGAGGCCGCTGATATGTATCAGTGGTATCGTACAAGCGCCGATAGTTTTCGCAGAACCTTCGCACCTCAGCTAACTGCTTCGAATCGGGCGGGTAAAGGGTGAAAGCCGGGTGGGTATTATCTAACCACACGGCGCCAGCATAGATATCAGGCTCAATATTATTGAGCTCGGCATCGTAGCTAACCCCTGCTCCAGTCATATTAAAGGTTCGATCATAAGGCACAAGCCATGCGGCTATAGCCGACTGATCTCGCCACTGACGGGAGCCCTTACCGATAATCAGGCGTTGTAGGACCGGAGAAGACTCCGGGTTCGTGCCATCTTGGTACCAGAAGACTAGTTGTCTCTGGCACGACCACGTACACACCCAAGGGCGTGTATCGAAATAGGTCTTAATGACCTGGTCGACAAGATAACAGTTTTCCCTTAAACGCTTGACCCTGCGACCTTGCTTAACCTGCATGCCCATGTAGTTGGTGTTGGTAATACCAACCCATTCTTCATAAGGCGGGAAGTTCCAATAGGTCCTTCCATCTTCTACGGTTAGGAAAGCGGAGACTGCGACTTCGTCAGTCGACAGCACTGCCGTGTTCCGGCCCGAGTGCAGGGGATACATGGTCGAGAAGCTATAATGCTCACAATCGTGCGACATGCCGTATTCGCGGTATGCCGGGGAGGTACGCATGGAGTCTAGGTCTTTAAGACCGTCGACAGGATACGCATGGGACCATGTGTCGTCGCCGGGTATAACCCAACGAACATACATGTTCCCTCTCCACTGAAAAGTGGCGATAGCTTCCCATTTACAGGCGATTGCCTCACGTAGATAGGAAATCAATGGTTGTACACCTCCTTTCCGGAGCGGCTTTTGCC